TACTATGATGAAGTGTTGAAGAAGAGGTTTCAGCTTCTTAAATCTACGCTAGATAAATTACCAAAGCAATTAAACAATCCAGAAGCCGCAGCGTATGTAAAACTTCATGCGCCTGATGCATACAAAACTCTTCGTAAACTGGGTATGAAATGAAAACTTTAGTAGAAGTTGTAAAGAAGAAAAAAGCAGTGTTCGCTTTTGGACGAATGAATCCTCCTACTATTGGTCACGAAAAACTCATCAACAAAGTAATTGCAGTTGCACGAAAAGAAAACGCAGAGCCGTTTATATTTGTTTCTCATACACAAGATTCAAAGAAGAATCCCTTGTCAAGTAAGCAGAAAGCAAAATACTTGAGACTTGGAGTTCCAGCAGCTGAAAAACACATCAAAGCAGAATCAACAATCAAAACTCCATTTGATGCTCTTGGTCATTTGATTGATCTTGGCTACACTGATGTCATCATGATTGCTGGTGATGATCGTGTTGCAGATTTCAAAAAGTCTATTGGCAGTTATGTTAATCATCCAGATCCTGATAAGAGCTTTGAGTTAAACTCATTCAAAGTTGTTAGTGCAGGTGCTCGTGATCCAGATGCTGATGGTGCTGAAGGAATGAGCGCAACGAAAATGCGACAAGCTGCGACATCAAATGATTTTGCATCTTTCAAGAAAGGTGTGCCATCGAATCTCAGTGACAAGTTTGCTCGTGAGATGTTTGATGAAATTCGCAAAGCTATGCACATTGTTGAAATGGTCGAAGAGATTCAAAAACTCAAGAACACTCTCAATATACCACGCAAGAATATGCCACAGATCAAGCGAGAGTTCATACCAGATTTTATTAAGAGACTTGACAAACTTGGTGTTGACGTTGCAAAGCGTGATGTAAGCGTTCGCACTCTCAAGCCAACACAGTCAGAAGTGAACATGAATAAGGTGCGTGAGAAGCACGAGAAGTTTGTGAGTGGTAAGAAAGAGCCTAAGCCATTCATCGTATCATACGACAACTTTATATTGGACGGTCACCATCAGTTGTTGGCTCTTCAGACTTTGGATAAAGACATTAAAGTGCCATGCTACGTCATTGGCATACGAATGAAAGACTTATTGCAGTACGCACATGACTATCCAAAGACAACTTATAAAGACATAGACGACTAAATACGAATACTATGAAAGACTTCAAAACATTCATAAACGAAGCAGCAGACACGTCACCCTCGGCTGAAGACCGTGCTCGTGAGCGCATCAATCGTGAGAAAGAAGCGGCAAAGATTCGCCAGAATCGTGAGTTGGAACGTGCTCGTGAACAAGACTTTAGAAAGAAAGTTGCTGACAGAAAAGCAGCTGAAGTAAAGAAGAACGCAGAGCGAGCCCTTGGTGAAGAAGATGTTGTTACAACAGACGACACCGAAGAAGTGACTGAGTATGTTGAAGATGGCACACCTGAAGCTGTAGCAGCATATCGAAAAGCTACGCCAGGAATCTAGTATACATAGTAGTGACGTTGACTTAATTTTTGTTTAATGGAGAATAATATGAGTAATGATACAGCACAAACAACTGAGCAGACAACTGAAGAAACAACCGCAGAGGCAACAGCCGTTGCTGAACTTCCAGTATTGACGACTGAGCAAGAAATCGCAGCACTTCGTAGTGTTCATGAGTTTCTTTCTAAGTTTGATCGTGTACCTGGGTTTCTTGCTAATCAATGGTCGCAAGCTCTCGACACGGTAGCAGTAGTTGCAAATTCTCTCATCAGAAAAGCAACAGATGCTAACGCACAAACTACAACTGAAGCTCAAACTGAAGACACAATCACTCAATAATTTTGTGGTGTTGTTATGCCATACTATGAATACGAGTGTAAGAAGTGTGGAATAGTTGAAGTTCGACAGAGCATTACTGATGAGCCGTTGAAGAAGTGTCCTGTTTGTGACGCAAAAGTAAAACGCATCATATCTGCTACTGCCGATCCTCAATTCAAAGGCTCAGGCTTTTACACAACTGATTACGTGAAGAAAAAGTAATGTCAATCGTTGCTTGCAAATACTTTGAAGATATTGGCTGGGTAATTGCCAAGAATCGAGATAGGTCGTACAAACCTCTCATTCGTGTGCGCAAGTCTTTTCGCAATAATGTTGAAAGACTTTTACTCTGGGACCAAAAGACAAAGTACACTGAAGGCGTAAACGAATACGGTGTTGCTATTGTTTCAGCTAGTATCTCAACTACTACTGATGAGATTGAGGGGGCAATAGCAACAAAGTACAATTCACGATTGACTAAGACGCCACGAGTCTATTACTCACCAGACGGTCTGCGAATTCGCAAAGCACTTTTTGAAAAGACTGCGTTCGATGCAATTCGTAAAGTCATCGAGTTTCAAATACCAGGTAACACCATTGTTGCAGACAAAGACAGATGCTTTTTGATCGAAGCCGGCTTTCTAAACACAAATGAGTATGTGTATGAAGTTGTCGAAGTTCCAACAACACATATTGCAGTAAGAACAAATCACGGCATCTTTTTACCGTGGACTGGGTACAGTGCTGATGTGCCGCAAGAAGTATCAAAGCGACGAAGTTCTGAAGTTCGATATGAAAAAGTCAACGAGGGTCTAAAACGTGCATCAACGTTTGAACAGTTTGTCGATGTGTTGTCAAACAGTAATGATAGCAATCCACAAATGAACCCATTGCGTGTAGATCCAAGAAAAGGTGCTATGCGAACGTCTGGTCAAATCTTCATTGTTCCAAAAGACAAAACCTTGCACTATAGACCTATATGGTGTGATACCGTGTTCAATCTGGATAAGCTAAATACAGTCACAGAGAAAACTTTCTTTGAAGTTGTATCAACAAGAAAGTTGATAAGTTTTACAAATCATTCCATGTAGGGGAATCATGGCATCTATAAAAGACGTATCCAAATCGCTTATTAACGCAGTGAGCGAAGTTGTTACAAAAAGTTCAGAACACAGAGCTAAATTAGAGCGAGCTGTGTTTGTTGAAGCACTCAAAAAGTTTAAGGTATCGTCTGTATCAGAACTAGCTGAACAGGATAAGAAAGCATTTCATGCTTACGTTCAGAATCAGTTGACTGAATCTGATTGTTCTTGTGGTTCTATGGATGAAGACGATATGCCTGGAGATGAAGTATATCACAAAGGTGGAGATGAAGATGCTGAGAAAAAGAAAGAACTTGGTGAAGACGAAGACGAAGAAGATTCGAGCGTTGACGCCTCCGACTCAGAAGAGAAAGACGATATTGAAGAGCGTTGCTGGGACGGCTACAAACCTACGCCTGGTGTAAAGGCATATGAAAAGGGTTCTTGCATGAAAGAAGGTGCAGACCCCGATGAGCTTGCAACAAATGGAGCACTTGGTGTCACTGATGCTTCAAAGCAACTTCCTGTTCACGCTGATGTTCTCAAAGATTCTTCCCCCGTCGATGGAACAACAGAATACAGACTCTTTGCACAATTCAACACAAACACTTTGCCACAGATTGTTCCGCCAGTAACTCTTCCCGGTGCACCAACAGTTGATGCGCTTCGTGATATTGTTGAGGGACTTCCTTGGTTCTGTGATGTATGCGAAAGGGCACTTGCTGACGCAAGTGACTCTCCCCATCAAAGAGTAGCAGACGAAACAACTGAAGTAAATGAGTCGTACATAGCCACACCTTACGATAAGAAAGTGATGGCAACAATAAAAAATACTGTAAAAGCTCACGAGGTAACTGTTAGTGACACTTTAACTAAAGGCCTTCATGTTCATAAATTCACAGCTGTTGTTGATAAACCTGAACTTGCGCCTGAGATCCAAATAATTCATGTTAGTGAAGAGCCTAGCAGAAAAGCTCCCGGAAAATCTGTATGGCGAGTTCAATCGGACATAAACGGCTATGGTATTGAAAGTCTTGTTAGTGAGCCATATCTTCCTGGTGTTGAGCTTAAAGCACTTCAAGCATTGAAGGATGTTCTTGCAAAAGTATTTTTGCAAAATAAATAATTGTATGAAATCGTTTCGCACATATTTGAAAGAAGATGTTGAGGTAGACAGTGACGTTGCGGTAACAACTGCACTTCCTGAAATCTATCTTGATATGGACGAAACAATCGTAGACTGGATGAAAGGTGCTGACGAAGCTCTTGAGCGAGCTGGCAAGCCATCATGGAATGATTCATACTGGACAGAGAATCACACTGAAGAAGAAGCTGAAAAGATCAAGTGGCAGATTCTTAATACTACACCAAACTTCTGGGAGAATCTTGAATTTCTACCTGACGGTAAAGCCCTCTGGAACTTTGTGAAGAAGTACAAGCCACACATTCTCAGTGCCTGTGGCACACTCGCCACTACGTGTAAGAATGGCAAGAAACGTTGGTTAGCAAAGTTCTTAGGGTATAAAAACCTTGGTAACATTCATCTTGTAAAGCGTTCACAGAAAAAAGATTTTGCTGTTGTTGATGGTAAGCCCACAATACTTATTGACGATTTCATCAAGAATTGTCAAGAGTACAAAGCTCATGGTGGGCTGGCAATTCAGCGCACAACTACTATAGAAGTGATTAGTAAATTAAAGCGTCTGGGATTCAAATAAATAAAGTATAACTTTTAATTGGAGATAATTGATATGTCACTTTGGGGTAAAGAAGATAAGACGACAGCTCGACCAAAATCAGTTAAGCTAAAAGCTAACGGTACCCTCGCTCATGATGCATCTGGTAAGAAACTGGTATACTTGTCTAAAGAAGAAGCTATTGCAAACTCTACTAAGGGTGCATCTGGTGCTGGTTGGTACACTGTTCTTACTACTAAGAAAGGTACGGCTGAAGAGCGCACACGTCTTGAACTTCTTATCGCAATCTCTGATGAAGATAGAGTGTCAATTAATAATGTTGAGTTTATAGAAGCAGATTTATTTAATAGTAATGTTCTTGCTAATGGTGGTGCCGCTGCTGGAATAGAAGATCCTAATGGTCGTCCTGGATGGTATTTCAAAAACGATTCCTCTGGAAAAAAGGTTAATTGGTATTATTTTGATGGTCAAGCATACAATATAAATTTGAGTGATTTTTCTGCGTATGCTGTAGTCACTCTTGATTCTACAACTTCACGTCCATTTTTAGCACTGTATAGCAAACCCACAGGAGCCGGAGATATTATACCTGGGTTTGCTCGCTCAAGTAGGGTATATACTTGGCCAGCAGGCGCCGTTGCGGGAACAAAATATTTGATATATTTTGGACAAAATCCTAATGTTCATTTAGACTTACCAAGAGTTGAATTAACACCAGGAATAACTAGAGGACCTTTCCTACCCACAGAAAAAGTGGCAACTATATCTTTGCACTCTGACTCAGGATCTTCTGTAAATAATGTTCAGTTTGTTGTAGAAAATTTGGGTATTAATTCTACCACAGTAAAAGCTGACGTAGAATTAAAACTCGATGTTAGTGACGTAACTGAAGACGATGCTGGCCTAGAATAATCTTAATCAGAACATTGTCGTAGTTATATCATGCTAGATGAATTTTTTGAAGATATGGGCATAAGATTGACAGAAAAAAATGTTGTCATGTATGCTATGAAACATTACGACAATGTTCAGTGCATCGACATTGATGAGTTCTATGACGACTTAAAGCGCATTAACTACATCAAACGTTTGTTTGTTCGTTACAAGAATGAAAATGAACTAAAAGAACGATTGATTCTTAACCATCTCATTATTTTGTTTAATGTGTTTCCTGTAAACGTTGCAACCAATCTTTTGTTCTTCAAGATAGACGGTGAACACTGGTCGCAGCTAAAAACGTTT